GATTTAGGTGGAAGTGGGCAGTATCTTGATGATGATATAGGTAATGAAGACTTTAATAATGATGTTGCACTAGTGGTTTCTGAGATGATTAAAAGCCAGTGGGATAGTTATAATGATACCATTGGTGATACTGTGACCGAGGTTCTAGGTTCTGATTTTAAAGATACAATTTAATAGGAGAAATAATGATTAAGCCGAAGAGAAGTATATACATACCAATCAGTGAGTTTGATTTGGATTTGTTTAAAGATATTGTGTATGATAACAGCACAATAGAATGGTCATTCCCAACTGAGCAAGATGGTGAATGGATAGATATAGTATTTATGTCTGATGATGAACACGAGCAAAGAGGAAATTAAAATGAGTAAAATAGGAAATTATGTACTAGAAATGGAAGCAAACGGTCAATTAATATTTGACGATTATAGACAAGACTATGTCTCACCTAAGGTGTATGCCTTAAGGACAGATTTAGAGTACCTAGAATGGCAAATACAGAGCCTTGAGAGGGACATTAAGACTAAAAAACTAGAGTTATTAAACACGGAGAAAACATTATGAGAATTTATTTAGATTTATATAACACTGATTTTTCTGACCCTGATACTTGGGAGGAAATTTGTGAGTCAGTCAATGCTGACCCCGATTCAGACCACCTGGTATTAAGAATAGATAGAGCAGATGAAATTAAAGACAATAAACCCTCGAGGAAAACATTATGAAATGTCAAATTTGTGACCAACTATTAAATGACTGGGAATCAGTTAGAAAAGACCCTGAAACTAAGGAATATTTAGACACTTGTACATACTGTATATCTATGTCTAAGCCTGAAGTGGTTGACTTCATAGAGACAGAAAATAAATACTTAGAAACTGTTGACTTAACTAAAGAAATGTGATATAATATTACTATAGTATGAACAAAGAAACTAAGGTTCTAGACTTAAGGTGATAACGATAAAGATTATCACTTTAGGTAAACAACTTTAGGTTAAACTAAGGTGACACTTAAGAGGTAAGCCCTGCCTGTTTTGTGTCTTATTTAAAGAGGGCAAAGGAAAACTATAAAGATGATTACAAAAGGCGTAGCAAAATATGTGTACTTAGACTCAACAGAGAAATTCAATGGTGAGGACACTGGTAAGTACACTCTAACTGTAGGTCTAGCACCTGCAGAGGTAAAGACTCTAGAGGAAGCTGGAGTTAAGGTCCGTACAGTGATGGATAAAGATACTGGCAAAGAGATTCGCATCAGAAAATTCTCTACTCAATATAAATTAGAGGACACTATGATTCAGACTGTCAGTGGTGAAGCTATCGGTACCGACTTCGGTGCAGGTTCAGAGGTTCAGGTCTTATGGAAGGCAGGTAACGAACACCCAACACACGGTGTAGCTACTTACTTGACAGCCATCAAGGTTGCAGATGACCACGAGCCTGGGTACAAGGGTGCTAATGAGGAAATTTCAGACTTCTTAACAGCATAACACTGTTATGTCAGAGTTCACGAAACACGAAGCGTGCATTGCGTGCGGTTCAACGGACAATCTGGCTAGGTATTCTGATGGTCACGGTCATTGTTTTGGCTGTGGTCATTGGGAGCCACCTACAGATGGTACTCATTATGATGACTTAAATACTATAGAGGAGCGAAACGGTATGATTCAGACCAAAGGTTTCAAAGGGTCTATCCCTGAAAGAAACATCTCTAAGAAAATCTCAGCCAAGTATGGTGTAAGAATTTCACACGGAGAAGATGGTAAAATTAACAAACATTACTACCCTTACTATGACAGTAAGACTGGTGATATATTAGGCTACAAGGAGAGAGACGTAGCTACTAAAGGTTTCGGTATCAACGGGACCAACAAAGGTGCTGGTCTATTCGGACAGAACATCTTTAAGGAAGGTGGTAAGTACCTAACTATCACTGAGGGTGAGCTAGATGCCTTGTCTGTCAGTGAAATGTTTGATGGCAAGTGGGCTGTAGTCTCACTTAAGAATGGTGCAGGTGGTGCCTTACGTGACATCAAAGATAACTTAAACTACATTGAATCCTTCGATAATATTGTCTTATGTTTCGACCAAGATGATGCAGGTAAGGAAGCTGTCAAGGCAGTTAGAGATATCATCAGTCCTAACAAGCTGAGGATTGTCACACTACCACAGAAAGATGCTAGTGAAATGCTTATGAATGGTAGGATGAAGGACTTCACTGAAGCCTGGTGGAATGCTAAAGGATACACACCAGCAGGTATCGTGAGAGGTGAAGATACTTGGGAACACCTACAGAGAGATGAGAATCTAGTCACTATTATGTATCCGTGGCAGGCATTGAATGAAGTCACCTATGGATTCAGACAGAGAGAGTTAGTAACTATCACATCAGGTAGTGGTATGGGTAAGTCTTCAGTAGTGAAGGAGCTAGAAGCACACATCTTAAATGTAACAGATGATAACCTAGCTATCATTCACTTAGAAGAAAGCATAGATAGAAGTGTTAAAGGTTTGATGTCTATCGAAGCTAACCTACCTATACACATACCTAAGTATGAGGAAATGCTGAGTAAGGAAGAGAAGAAAGCACTATGGCAGAAGTCTGTAGCAGATAAGAATGTATTCTTCTACGACCACTTCGGTAGTATGTCAGAGGATAGTCTACTATCTGTCATACGTACCTATGCTAAGAGCTTTGATTGTAAGTGGATTATTTTGGACCACCTATCTATCGTAGTATCTAGTCAGGAAGGTATCTTAGATGAGCGTAAGGCTATCGATGCTATTATGACTAAGCTAAGAAAGATAGTACAAGAGACTGGCGTAGGCTTATTCCTTGTATCTCATTTGAAGAGACCTATGGGTAAGGCACACGAAGAAGGTGGACAGGTGAGCCTATCAGAGCTAAGAGGTTCAGCCGCTATTGCACAGTTGAGTGATATAGTCATCGGACTTGAGAGAAATCAACAAGCAGAGGATGAGAAGGAACGCAACACTACTACCCTACGTGTAATTAAGAATAGATTCTGTGGTCTCACTGGTAAAGCAGGACAACTAATCTATGATAAAGATACTGGTAGATTGAAGGAGGGAGTAGATGGTGAAAGCTTATTTTGATATTGAGACTGACGGATTAGATGCAACTAAGGTACACTGTATCTGTGCTATGTTAGACAACGATGAAACAATGTATAATTTTTTAGGAGAAAAACCATATGAAGACTTTAGAGACTGGCTTGTTTTGGAAGACGTACGAAGCCTTGTTGCTCACAACGGTATTGGCTTTGATATTCCTGTTCTGCGTAGGCTTAGTGGGTTCAGTTGGGATTTTATTATTCGAGACACTCTCGTCTTATCCCGATTGGTTAACCCTTCCTTGGAAGGAGGTCACTCCCTAAAAGCCTGGGGTGAAAGGATACACAATCAGAAGGGTGACTACGAGGGAGGATGGGAAACCTTCAACCTAGATATGTTAGCCTACTGTCAACAAGATGTAAGATTATTAAAGGACCTATACCGTAGACTCGGAGTGCAACTTAAAGACTTCGATGAAGAGAGTATAGAATTAGAACACACGGTGGCTGAGATAATCCACAAACAACAAACTAACGGAGTATTATTTGATGAAAGAAAAGGATATGAATTATTGGCAGAGCTTAAAGAAAAAGTCCACGAGATTATACTGGAGGTTCGTGAAGTTTTTAAGCCCCTCCCTATATGGAAGACTCTGCAGACGCTAAAGAATCCACTGAAGAAAGATGGTACTAATAGTGTAGCCTATCAGAAACAATTAGATAGGGGTGCACATATAGATAAGGATGGTGACTGGGGATACATTGACTACCCTGAGTTTAACTTAGGTAGTAGACAACAGGTAGCTAGATACTTACAACACTTTGGTTGGTCACCTACTGAATGGACAGATAAAGGTTCTATCATTGTGAATGAGAAGGTGTTAGCTAATGTAGATATACCTGAAGCTAAGATGATACTGGAATACTTCACTATCTCTAAGCGTGTGGCTATGGTTAAGAGTTGGTTAGAAGCTGTAGGTGATGATGGTAGGATTCACGGTAGTGTCAACAGCTGTGGTGCAGTTACTGGTCGTATGACACACAGTAAACCTAACCTAGCACAAGTACCTGCTGTCTATTCTCCATATGGTACTGAATGTAGGGAGCTGTGGATTGTCCCTGAAGGTAAGAAGTTAGTAGGTATAGATGCTAGTGGTCTTGAGTTACGGATGTTAGCACACTATATGAATGATGATGATTATACAGAGGAAATATTAAATGGAGACATACACACAGCAAACCAGTTGGCTGCGGGACTTCAATCAAGAGATTCAGCAAAGACTTTTATCTATGCCTTCTTGTATGGAGGAGGTGATGGCAAAATCGGGGAAATCGTTGGCGGTAAAGCGAAGGATGGTAAGAGACTTAAAGCAAAATTCCTTGATAATACGCCTGCACTTAGAGTATTACGAGGAGAGGTTGACAGAGGAAGCACGAAGGGTTGGCTTAGAGGACTAGATGGTAGACGGTTACACATCAGGTCTTCACATAGTGCACTGAATGTATTGTTACAATCAGCAGGTGCTATAGTTATGAAGCAATCATTGATACTACTGGAGAAATTCGCTACGTCATATAAGATAGATTATAAATTTGTATTGAATGTACACGATGAATTTCAGGTAGAGGTCAATGAGACACAAGCAGAGCAGTTCGGTAGATTAGCAGTTGACTGCATCATCCGAGCAGGTCAGGATTTTAAACTAAACTGTCCGTTGGATGGTGAATATAAGGTAGGTAAAACGTGGGCACAGACACACTAGTAAGGACACAAGAGGATGACTATGATGAAGGACGAGCTTCTCTAGGAGACTGGATGTTAGACCATCCTGATTGGAATGAGGTACTTGTATTTAAGAGCAAGGATTCTGCACTCGTAAAGAAGTATGAATTAGAAGCAGCACACATAGGTGTCTATATGAATGACCCTATTGAAATATTTAAATGG